ATGATAGAGCAAGCGTTGCTCAACGGTCTGAAAGCAGAGCAGCAAGCTTACTCGCTGCAAGCTCTCAGTCACCCCAACCTCAAAACTGAATTTGAATATGGCTTTAGGTGCGGTGTAAATGCCGGGCTGGAGAAAGCCGTAGAAATCTTGCTTGCTATGCTCAAAGATGAGCGTGACAACGACCGAGATTTGTGATTTTGTGTTAGTGAAGAACGAATCTCGCAACGGGGTTCGCAACAATGCTGAAAGGAGCATTTCATGTCTGAAGAACTAGATTTCGCCTTCCCTCTCGCCGACCCTGGAGTCATCCCTTTAGGCTCACGAATCCTTGTCCAGATTCGCACGCCTGAAGAGAAGACACGAGGCGGTATCATCCTGACTACCAACGATCAAGATACTCAGATGTGGAACACTACGGTGGCCAAGGTCGTAGCGACAGGTCCCTTAGCGTTTCACAACCGGAACACCGCAGAGCTCTGGCCGGAAGGTGCGTGGTGTGCGGCAGGTGACTTTGTGCGTGTGCCTAAGTACGGTGGTGACCGCTGGACCACGGAAACAGACGGGGGTCAAAAAGCCTACTACGTGCTGGTTAACGACCTGGACGTGCTCGGTAAGGTTGTGGGCGACCCTACAAAGATCAAAGCTTTTATCTGAAAAGGAGATAACAAATGGCCACCAAAGATACTGTACTCATTGAAAACGATGACAAAGTCAAATCCGGCGTCGAAGAAGAGCTTGTCATCACTGAAAAAGCTCCAGCGCCGGATACTGAAGACAAACGCCTTGCTAAGTCTTCTGATGAAGAAGATATTGATCCGGATAATCCGGACGGAGGTGACGAACGTGAAGCGATTCGCGAACGTCGACGCCTGGAAAAGCAAGAGCGTAAAGAACGTCGAGAGAAAGCGATCTCTCGGGACAAACTCGAGCTTGATTTCCTGCGCAAGCGTAACGACGACCTGGAGCGTCGGGTCTCAGCGACAGAGCAGCGAGTGAATCAGCGTGATGTGGCTGGTATCGACCAAGGTATTCAAGCAGCGTTGCGTGAAGCTGAGATGGCCGACCAGGTCATTGCTCAGGCGGTGGCCGCTGGTAATGGTGACGACGTCATCAAGGCGATGAAATACCGCGATCAGGCTAAGGAACGTGCGCAGCAGCTCTCAGTCGCTAAGCAGCACTCGGTGCAGGCTCCAACTCCTCGCGCAGAGCTGTCTGACGTTGTGGCCGAGCACGCTAAAGACTTCATGGAAGATAACCCCTGGTACGATGCAAGTGGTCGTGACGAGGCTTCTGCCGTGGTTTTGGCTATCGACAACGCATTAGCACGCGAAGGTTTTGACCCTGAGACTGAAGATTATTGGGACGAACTGCGTACTCGTGTTGAAAAGCGTCTACCCGACAAAGTTAAGCCTGCGTCGCGTGAAAAACCAGCTGAGCGCACGGCTCGAGGTGGTCCTTCTGTAGGGTCTGGTCGTGAGCATGCGCCCGTGAGCACGCGTCGTGAAGTCTACATCAGTCCCGAGCGTAAACAAGCGTTGGTGGACGCTGGTGTCTGGGACGACCCTTTGCTGAGAATGAGGTACGTTAGGCGCTATGCTGAGTATGATAAGTCGAATCGCGCTTAATTTTGTGTTTTCATTGAATCAACCCTATAATAGCCCTCAATGGCTGAAAGGAGCCTATCCATGACTGACGATACACGCTTGAAAAAGAACACTGAATCCCGAGAAAATCGCGCGATGACTGATAGGGTTGTCACAGAAAATCGGGAAATCTTTGACGACGCTCGCGTCGAAATGTTCAGGCAGCAATTTTTCCAATCCGCATTGCCGGATCTCCCCCCTATCCCCGGCTGGCACATGTGCTGGCTGACCACTACGAATCCTAGAGATTCGATTCACGTACGTATGCGTCTCGGTTACGAGCCTGTGAAGCCGGAAGACATTCCTGGCTGGGAGCACGTTTCCGTAAAGACGGGTGAATACGCTGGATTTATCGGTGTGAATGAGATGCTTGCGTTCAAGCTGCCTATGAGCTTGTATGAAAAGTTCATGCGTGAAGCGCATCATGATGCTCCTAACCGAGAGGAAGAGAAGCTGACTGATACCGCTGACTTCATGGCTCAGCAGGCTCGCGGTTCAAATTCACAGATTGTGGAAGGTGATGGAATGGGTGATTTGCGCGAAAAGCGGAAAGCTCAGTTTGAGCTGACCTAAACGCTTTCAATTTCAACCATCTCAAAGGATTAGCATATGTCTTCGACTAGCGCCCCCTTTGGCTTTCGTCCGAGCTTCCACAACAGTGGTCAGATTCGCCCTAAAGCCTACGTTATCGCCAGCGGCTATGCCGCTAATATCTTCTCCGGCGACCCGGTGAAGCTCGTCGATGCTGGTACAATCCAGCTCGGCACTTCCGACGGCACCCGCTCAGGTACCGTTGACGGCATCACTCTGCTGGGCATCTTCGCAGGTGTTGAGTATCTTGACGCTTCTGGCAAGCCGACTATCAGCCCTTTCTGGCCTGCTAGCACTTCCGGCACGTCAATCATTGCTTGGGTGTATGATGACCCAGAAACTCTGTTCGACGTGCAATACGCGAACCCGGGTGCATCTGGTACCGACTCAGTGCAAACTGCGGTGGGCGAAGAGTGCGACTGGACTGTAGCCTCCCCTGGTGGCAGCACGCGCACGGGCTTGTCCAACACTAGCCTCACAGTCATCCAGTCGACTTCTGGCCAGTTCCAGATCACTGGGTTCGGTTACAACATCAACGATAGTTTGACAGACGCCTACGTTACCGCCACTGTGCGGATCAACGAACACGCCTACAAAGCTGCCGTTAACTCAATCTAAGGAGATCTGAACCATGGCTACTCCTATGCGCAGTACGGACTTCCGGTCCGTAGTCGAGCCTATCCTGAACGAAGTCTTTGACGGTGTCTACAATCAGCGTGCTGATGAGTGGAAACAGGTCTTTGAAGAGCGTAAGGGTATTCCCCGTAACTACCACGAAGAGCCTGTCTTGTACGGCTTTGGCGCGGCTCCCGAGCTGCCTGACGGTATGGCGGTCACGTATCAATCCGGCGGGGTGTTGTTCTTGCAACGCTACCTCTACAAAGTCTACGGTCTGGCTTTTGCTTTGACCAAGGTTTTGGTTGAAGACGGTGATCATATCCGCGTGGGTCAGACTTATGCCAAGCACTTGGCTCAGTCGCTGGTAGAGACCAAAGAAACGTTGGCCGCTAACATCTTGAATCGCGCTTTCAACAGCTCGTACGCAGGTGGTGACGGTGTTTCGCTGGTGTCCGCAAGTCACCCGATTGTCAACGGCACGTTCAGCAATCAACTGACTACCGCAGCTGCACTCTCGCAAACGTCTCTGGAACAGATTCTGATCCAGATTCGCAATGCAGTGGACAACAACGGCAAACGCATCCGCTTGACACCTAAGAGCATTGTCTCCGGTCCTAGCAATGTGTTCCAGGCCGAAGTATTGCTGAAGTCGGTGCTGCGTTCGGGCACCGCTGACAACGATATCAACCCTGTGAAGTCTATGGGTCTGTTGGCCGATGGTCAATCTAACCTTTCTCGTATCACCTCCACAACCGCGTGGTGGGTTCAGACTGATGCCCCAGAAGGGTTGAAGTTGATGATGCGTCGAGGCTTGGAGAAATCCATGGAAGGCGACTTCGAAACCGACTCCATGCGCTACAAGGCCACTGAGCGTTATGCTCTCGGCTGGACTGATCCGCGCGCCGTCTTTGGCACCGCAGGCGTCTAAAGAGCTCCGCATGAATAACCCTCTACGGAGGGTTATTTGTAGGATGCTCCTGAGCTGGAAGACAACCGCACTCGCCCTCGGTTGACGACATGCAGACGTCCAGTTCTAAACCTAAGGGGAAGACTAAATGATTGCAGATCGCTTAGGCTATGTAGAAGTATCTAATACTACAACTCCCGTGAAAGCCTCGCCCGCAGGCTTTTTCGGGTTGTCTGTTACCGGAGCAGGTGATGTGACGGTCTATGACAACGCTAGCGCAGGTTCTGGCACCGTCATCTACGCTAAAACCGGAGCGGCTGTGGGTGATACGGTTCACTTCGGCGGTAACGGTATCGCGGCAAACAACGGTCTGACCGTTGTGACCACTGGCAAAGTCATCGTACTATATACTTGAGGGGACCCTCATGGGTAAGACTTTGCAATACGTGAAAGAGTTCAGCTTCAAACCTGAGCATTTCTGTGTGGGTGGTTCGGTCGCCAAATACGCTAAAGGTGGAGCGGTCCGCGACGATGTCGCCCAGGACAAGAAACTGGTCGCTAAAGCCGTGCACAAGCATGAGAAAACCATGCACAAAGGTAAGCCGTTGACTCAGCTCAAGAAAGGTGGACCAGTGCTTGAAAAAGGTACTGGAGAGCGCTATGCAAGCCGAGAAGAAATGGTCAAGCACGAAGCTGAGGAAACCCCTCGCATGCAACGAGAAGAGCCCGTGCAGCGCTCAGTGCGTAAAGGAGTGCCTGTAGCGTCTCGTGAGCCTCTCATCGCTATAGTCACGCCTACGACTCGTAGCGCGAAGCGTTAGAATTTTGCGCTAAGTCCTGTCCGAGGCTATAATTCGGCAATCACGGGCAGGCTTGATACAGCCGCCAATCTTGCAACCCCCTGGAGTCGAGATGGCTGTATCCGGTACCGTTAGCGCTACGACATTCAACACGCGGAAGGTGATAGACACCGCCTTCCGCATGTGTCGTTTGATGGCTCAGAACATCACTTCTGAGATGCAGGATTACGCTCGTGACGCGTTGTATCTGAGACTGTCTAATCTAGCCAACCCTAAACCTCCAAGTTGGTGTATTGAGAAGATCATTCTTCCGATGTATCAGAGTCAACCTGTAGTCACGCTTCCGACAGGTACAGTCGAAGTGTTAAACGTGAACTATCGCACGCTACAAGAGCTCACCGGCGAAACGACTTCGACAGACACCGCGTATACCGTCTATTTTGACAGTGCGACTCAGGTCGCGACTGTCGGTATGCTATGGGCGGGAACCTCCGTTCCTGTCAATTTTCAGGTCTCAAGTGACCTTCTCACCTGGACCACGGTGGGAGGTCAAGAAACCAGCGTTTCCGCCGGGGCGTGGACCTGGTTCGACGTTTCCGCACCGCAGGCTTACCCGTACTTTCGGATCACGTCTTCCGACCCTATGATTCTCAGTCAGGTGTATCTAGGTAATACGCCTCAAGAGATACCCCTAGGTGCTTTGAATCGTGACACTTACTCGGCGCAGAGTGATAAGATATTCACTGGGCGTCCCGCTACGTACTGGTTTCAACGCACCCAACCTCTTCCGGTCTTGAACCTGTGGCCAGCTCCTAATCCTGCGGCAACCGTCGCACAGTTAGTGATCTGGAGGCATGTACATATCATGGACGTGGGAACCCTGGCTCAAAGTATCAACGTACCTCAGCGCTGGCTGGACGCAATAACGCTAGATTTAGCGGCTCGCATGGCTCTTGAGACCCCTGCGGTAGATCCTCAAATGATTCCTATACTAGACGCTAAAGCGTCGGCAGCGATGAAAGAAGCGTGGGAGGGAGACAATGACGGTTCTCCTACCTTCTATCAGCCGCAGATCGGGTCTTACACTAAATGAGTCGATTCATAGATCCTTCCGGAGAGCCTACCTACGGTATAGGTATCTGTGCGCGGTGTAGTCGTAAATTCAGACTCGCAGAGCTGAGACCTGACAACAACTCGCCAGGGTTGATGGTCTGTGAAGCTGACAATGATCAGTTCGACCCGTATAGACTTTCTCCTCGGGCTGAAGATCAGATCGTGCTACCTTTCGTGCGTCCTGATACTTCGCTCAATACACACCCTTCGGGTCTGATAGATCAGAACAACGATCAATTTATCATCTCTGAGAACGGCAATGAGTATCTTTATATAGTGGATAGGTCTTGAAATGTCAGTTCCTTCAAATTTAATACCGACAAGAATCAGCCAGCTCCCGGTAGATCCTAATCCGTCTTTAGACTCATGGTTGATGGTGAACCATGGAGGGGTTACGTGCCAAGTCCAGGCGAGCGATCTAGTTGCCGTGTCGGGAGTCCCTACGTCGCGTCAAGTCATTGCCGGGACAGGTTTGACTGGAGGCGGGGCTCTAAGCGCTAACGTCACTCTCAGTATTGCTCCCGGCGGTGTCGGTACGACGCAGCTGGCTTCAACTGGGGTCACCGAAGGTTCGTACGGGTCAAGCTCTGAGATACCTGTTTTCACAGTGGATGCAAAAGGTCGTATCACTGCAGCGTCATCTGAACCTCTGTCTACAGCGGGTCTGGTCCCTGCCACGCGCCAAGTGATCGCTGGAGACGGTCTGACGGGTGGTGGTAATCTGAATAGTAATGTGACGTTATCTGTTGATTACGGGTCAGCGCTACCTTTGAACGGGTCGTCATTGGGTGTCACAGGGTCTTCTCTAGAAGTTTCTAGAAGTGATCACCAGCACCCTGCAGTAGAGCTTGCAGAAGATGATCAAGTCAACGGAGTGTTAGGTCTAGATAACGGTGGCACAGGTGCTAGTTTGACCCCTGTAGCGGGAGGCTTTGTCTGGTCAGGCGGAGATCACCTCTACGTTGGCGCTGCTGGCGAGGCTGGTCAGGTGCTGGTTTCTGGGGGTTCAGGAGCGTACAGCTGGGGCTCAGCCTTCATCATCAGTGACCAAGCGGCTAATATCGTTTACGCAGGACCTGCCTCCGGCGGTGTTGGACCTACCAGCTTCCGCTCGCTAGTCACGGCAGACATCCCTACTCTTCCGTGGTCTAAGATTAATGCGACGCCGACCACGCTGAGTGGGTACGGTATTACAGACGGTCAGCCGCTGAATGCTAACTTGACCGCTATCTCTGGTATTAGCGGCAACGGGCTACTGGCTCGTACAGGTGCTGGAACCGCTGAATCACGCTCTGTAACTGCTTCCAGCGCCTACATCACGGTTACTAATGGTGACGGTGTTGCGGGTAACCCGACAGTCGGGCTGACTTATAACTCCACCACAATCGGCACCACTCCAGTGCTACTTGGCGGCACATCCTTGACTCTTGGCGGGTTGACAAGTGTTACAGTGACTCAAGACCCTCTGGCAGCACTTGACCTTGCCACTAAGCAGTATGTAGATACCGTGGCACAAGGGTTGAGTGCTAAAACTTCTTGTGTTGCAGCTACGACGGTTAATCTGGTGTCCTTGAGCGGGTTACTGACTCTCGACGGGGTTATTCTGCTGACAGGTCAGCGTGTATTGGTCAAGAATCAGAGCGCCCCGGCGGACAACGGTATATACCTTGCGGCAGCGGGTAGTTGGACTCGCGCCCTTGATATGAACGTCTGGGCTGAAGTACCGGGAGCGTTCACCTTTATTGAGAGTGGCGCGGTCAATGCGAGTACGGGTTGGACTTGTACGGCAGCAGTCAGCGGCACTATCGGCACTACGGCAATGTCTTGGACTCAGTTCAGTGGCGCGGGCACCTACTCGGCTGGCACAGGACTGACCCTCAGCGGTGCACAGTTCAGCCTCACAAATACTGCAGTCAGTGCGGCCACCTACGGCTCTGCTTCCGCTGTACCTGTGATCAGTGTGAATGCGCAAGGGCAGATCACCGGAGTGATTGATACAACAATTGTTGCGGGTGCAGCTACAAACCTAGTCGGTGGCGCGGCTAGCCAGCTTGCATACCAGACTGGAGCGAGCGCTACCGGATTCATCGCCAACGGTGCAGCGGGTCAAATTCTCACATCTAACGGCGCGTCAGCGCCTTCATGGAGCGATGTCTCCGGAGGTACATTCTAATGGCCGCGTCAGGTTCAACCACTATTCAGCTTTACAATAGCTCCACGGCGTCTGCTGTTCCTACTTCGGGCAATCTGGCGCAAGGTGAGCTGGGGATCAACGTCACAGACAAAAAGATCTACACTAAGAACGGTTCAGGCGTTGTCGTTATGGTTGGCTTCGGACCTGACGCTTCCGTAGCTCTCACCAACCTGGTGGGTCTAACAGTCGTCAGCGGCGGTGCTTCGATCAGCGGCAATTTGTCGGTGTCGGGTCAACTGACCACTACTGACAATGTTGGTATTGGCGCGACGCCTGATGCTTGGGCAGCGGGTCACAGGGTGGCGGAGTTCGGCACGGTTGCCAACTCGGTTGCCGCGCTGGTTGGTGGCGACTTCAACCTTACCAACAACGCATTCTTGGGCGGCTCTGGATGGGTCTATAAACTCAGTGCGGGAGCAACACGTTTCCAACAAGATTTTGGCGTGAGTCGGTGGTTGATTGACAGCGGCACAAAAAACGCCGGGGCTGCATGTAACTTCGTCACGGCGATGACCCTCGACGCCAGCGGGAATTTGTCCATTACGAATGGTGCCATAGGTCGTTCCGGCGCATCTGGTCTTTTCTTCAATACAAACTCTGTGCTCCCAGGGACGGGTACAGGCGCAAACGATAACGCCAATACCCTTGGCGCTGCATCCTATAGGTGGACAACCGTTTACGCGACAACAGGCACGATCAACACATCAGACGCAAGAGCAAAAACAAAAGTCCGCACACTTGCAGACGCAGAGATTGAGGCGGCAATAGAACACTCTAAAGAAATCGGGATTTTCCAGTGGCTTGATGCTGTAGCTAAAAAAGGCGAAAAGGCCCGGCAGCACATCGGCATGACGGTGCAACGCTCAATCGAGATTATGGAATCGCACGGTCTTGATCCTATGTCTTATGCATTCATTTGCCATGACGTGTGGGACGATGAGTTCAAAGAACACCCAGCAATCCCATCCGTTGAAGCCAAAGACGCTGTGCTTGACGATGAGGGTAATGAAGTTGAGCCAGCAATTGAAGCCGTTGAAGGTAAAGACGCCTGGACAGAGCAAACACAGACAGCGGGCGACCGCTACGCCTTTCGCTACGACCAACTAAACCTATTTATCGCCCGTGGGATTGAGGCGCGACTGGCAGCACTGGAAGCACGCGCATGACTGCCTTTTACGTACTCCTTGCGCTCCAGATTCTTGACTTGCTGTCTACTGTAATTGCCCTTCGAAATCCGCAACTGAGCGAAGCAAACGGCCCATTGGCTGGCTTGATGAAAAGCATTGGCACGCTGCCCGCGCTCATGTGCATCAAGACCCTGGCAATGGTGCTGATTTGGCATCACCGCGAAGACATGGGCGGGTGGCTGACCGCGCTGTGTGTGCTGTATGCCGTGGTCATTGTCAACAACATCAGATTGATCAAAAAAGGGTAGGGCATGCCAGAACCAACAACTACAAGCGCGGCAGCAGCCGCCATCACATCCGGTAGTGGGCAAACAGACCCCGGTCTTGCCGCGCTATTTGTCGCATTCCTTGGGCCATTGGCTGGGCCGTATGCCTTGATCGTCTTCGCAGCCCTGGCAGGTTCACTTTGGCCGCTGTCAAGCGCTGACGCCATGACCCGCACGGCGGGCGCTTGGCTCATGTTGCGCTGCACGCTCACGGCGGTAGTGCTCACGGCGGCGGTGTCGAACTACATCCACACGCGCTACGAAGTCCAGGCAGGCGAGGCCTTCGCCCCGGTCGCGTTTTTAATCGGTGCGCTGGGTAACGGCTGGCGTCCATTGTTTGCAGCCGTTACGGCAGCTTTCAGCCGCATCATCGGTGGGGGCAAGGCCAATGAATAACACCCAAGTCATGATTCATGAGGCGCTGTGCGCAGTGCTTTTTTGGTCAGTGTTTTGTCGGTCCGTCAAAGCCGACAAGCGCGTCAGATTGTCCGTGCGCTTTGCTTTCATGGCTCTTGGTCTAGCCGCCTGCCTGGGCATGGCTGCGCCAGTCGTGTGGGCGTATCAACCCCACCCCGTGGCGCTGGCAATGCTCGCTGCATTTGCCATCGTGCAAGTTGTCACCGCTGCACTTTGGGTGGATGGGCCACCCGCACCGTTTATCAAATCCCGGTTCCGCAATAGGCGCAGGCGTGCCAGTGATGGCCTGCCTATGGCTCAACAAAACGAGGTATAGACATGCTCACTTTTGACCAAGCATTTGACCGCCTGATGGGCAATGAGGGCGGCTACGTCAACCACCCCGGCGACCCAGGCGGGGAGACAAACTGGGGTATTGCTAAGCGCAGTTATCCCAATGTTGACGTTCGCAACCTGACCAAAGACCAAGCCAAGACGATCTACAAACGCGACTTTTGGGACGTGATTGGCGACTGTCACCCGGCAATCAAATTCCAAGTGTTCGACTTTGCTGTCAACAGCGGGATCGGCACCGCTATTCGCAAGCTGCAATCAGCCATCGGTGTGGCAGATGATGGCGCGTTTGGCGTTGTCAGTAAACGCGCATTGGCTGGCGCAGATGTCAATGATGTGCTGATGCGCTTCGCTGCTGCACGCTTGCGATTCTGGGCAAGCCTGAGCACTTGGCCTACCTTTGGCAAAGGCTGGGCAATCCGCGCAGCCAAGCAGCTCGAATACGCAGCAGAGGATAACTGACATGGACTGGACAACCGTACTTAAATCAATCGCCCCAACTGTTGCAACAGCCCTGCTTGGCCCGCTGGGTGGCGTGGCTGTTTCAGCCCTTGGAAATGTGCTTGGCGTCAGCGAAGCCACTCAAGACAAAATTGCTGACGTCATCAAGTCCGCAAGCATGACGCCCGAGCAAATTACGGCGCTGAAACAGCTTGAGCTTGAATACCAAAACACCGAAAAAGAGCGCGGATTCAAGTACGCTGAACTATCCTTTCAAGACCGCGACAGCGCACGTAAAGCCAATGTTGCAGGCGGCACGCAGCGCCCCCTGTTTTGGCTGAGCCTGTTGCTGCTGTGCGTGACGATTGGAAGCGAGGCCATTGTCCTTTTTCACGGCTACCCGCCCGAAACATCTGATCTGGTAGTTGGCCGGGTGTTGGGCTTGATGGACGCCGTGGCTATGTTGGTGCTCAGTTATTGGTATGGCACGACGAATGGCAGCGCCCAAAAATCGGAACTGTTGGCACAAAAGGCACAGTAACCATCGCCCCCGTCAGTGTGGCGACTGAAGCACTCAAGACAGTAGACGACTTCAAAGAGTCAGTGACGGGCCTTGGCGGGTGGATTGCCCCCATTGCGTGGTTGTAGTAGCCCTATGCCTGTTCACGATCTGGCAGCGGTGTGACTTGCGCAAACTAAGCGAGACCTGGTCGACAGATAAGACTGAACCTTGAATTTTAATTTCCAAGGAATCAACCTATAATTCAACCTGATTCACGTTGCGCTGTATGAGCCACGCACACTAAGAGGACCCCGATGGCTTATTCAATGACGTACTCATCACTGCTGGTAGATCTGCGTTCTTATCTCGAGCGCGGATTCAGTGAGGCGTCCGACCCTCTAGTATTCCAGCAGCTGCCGAAGCTCATCACGCTGGCCGAGCGCAGGCTGGCAACTGAACTTGAGATTCAAGGGTTCATCAGGGCTGTTTCTACACCCACAACCGCTGGAACTGCGGTGTACGAGAAGCCTGACGGGTGGCGTGACACCGTTTCAGTATTCATAGACAACCATCCCGTGTTTGCGCGGTCGCTAGAGTACTGTAAGAATTACTGGCCGGACTCGTCAGAGACTGGAGACCCTGAATTCTATGCGGATTATGACTACTCTCATTATCTGATCACCCCCACTCCGTCTTCCGCTAAGACCATGGAGATCGTCTACTACGGACAGCCTCCACTGTTGGGCGAAACCGTTCAAACGAATTGGCTGACCGATTATGCGCCTAACGCGTTATTGTATGCCGCGCTGCTAGAAGCTACTCCGTACCTCAAACAAGACTCTCGTGTGGCTACCTGGCAGCAGTATTACGACCGTGCGGCTAGCTCTTTGAACGGTCAAGATTTGTTGAAAATTCTAGACCGTGCAGCGCAGAGGACTGAAGCATGACGGTGTATACCGACGTATTCACTTCTAGCAATATCTATGCTTCTGAAGTGAGTTATGCTGAACTAGCGTTGTCAGCAAACACGACACTTGTTTGGCCGTTAGATGCGCAGCCAAATACTCCCGTCGTGGCGAAGATAATGGACGTTACGGCGTCCGGGTCTTACTCGATCACAATGCCTAGCGCTATCAGTGCTTCTGACGGCGAGACTGTTCTGTTCAACAACGTCGCAGCAACGACTTTCACGGTCAAAGACTCCTCAGGCACGACGCTCCTGACCGTCGCTTCTGGGGAGCAATGGCAGCTCTATCTTGTCAGTAACGCAACGGTCGCAGGTGCCTGGCGCACGTACCAGTTTGCCGCTGGAACGTCAACTGCGAACGCCGGGGGTCTTGCAGGCTACGGTATCAAAGCTCTGACCACGACGCTGAACCAGAAAGTTGATGTAATCGCGAAGTCATCTAACTATACCCTCATCACCGCTGATAGAGCCTCGCTAGTTAATTGGACTGGAGGCCTAGGTGCGTTAACTCTCAGCGCTGCCGCCACGCTCGGCGCTGACTGGTTTGTCCACGTGCGTAACAGCGGAGTAGGATCTTTCACATTAGCGACCGCTGAGACTATCGATGGTCTGGCAAATAAGACGTTTGACCCAGGCGACGCAGCCACCATCGTATGCGACGGCAGCGCGTTTTACACTGTCGGATTTGGGCAAGACGTCCAATTCCTGTTTGACCACACGGTCATCGATGTGACGGGTGGAGGGGTCTACACGCTGACTGGGTCCGAGCTGAATCGTATCTCTTACGAGTTCACTGGCGTCTTAGGTGCGGCTAGAACAATTATTGTTCCCGCTACGGTCCAGCAGTATTGGATCGCAAACTCAACGACCGGAGCGGACCTTACCGTGAAGACGACGTCTCAAGTGAGCGCGACACTACTACCTGCGGGACAACGTAGCATTTACTACTGCAACGGCACTGACATCATCTCGGCTGTGACAGCTGATATATCGGGTGCAGTTAGCGGAGGGGCTTTCTAATGGCTGAACCGACCCCTATGATTCTACGTAGCCTGCCCGGTATCAAGCGGGATGGCACTCGGTTCGATGGCGACATTTACACCGATGGGCAGTGGGTGCGTTTCCAGCGCGGTTTGCCCCGCAAGATAGCTGGTTATCGTTCTATAAGTAAGCACCTGCCGGAGATTAGCACCGGGTTCACCACATTCCCATTCCAGGCTAGCGCGTATTGCCATTCAGGTTCAGCTTCTGAGCTGCAGCGGTTCACTATAGACACGGATGGTAATTCGTCTATCATGACTGACCGGAGCCCTGTCGGGCTGACTGCTAGCGTGAACAACCTCTGGACATTTGATTATATTTATGATTCGAGCACTACAGATAACTCAATAGTCGCACACGTAGCGCCTAACGGCGCAGAGCAGACCAACGACATTGGTGGTGAGATTTATATCGGTTCTGTGACGGGCACTGCACCGCTGACCGCCGTGACGCTACCCGCTGGCGCGAACGTCACTGGCGGGGTGGTCGCGTTACACCCTTACCTGTTCTACTACGGTTCTGCGGGGATTGTCGGGTGGTCAGTCTCTGGAGATCCTACTGATTTATCAGGCGCAGGTTCAGGTATCTCTAGGGTGTGGGGTCAGAAGATAATCAAAGGAGTACCTCTCCGCGCAGGTGCCGGCAGCGCTCCAGCAGGTCTTTTCTTTGCGTACGACGCAGTGATTAGAACCTCCTTCACTGGAGGTGCTACTGTGTTTCAATCTGACGTCATAGCGTCAGACACTTCTATCATGTCCCCTAATAGTGTGGTAGACTATGACGGGGTGATCTATTGGGCCGGGGTCGATCGGTTTTTAGCGTTTAACGGCGTCGTGAGAGAAGTGCCGAATACGTTCAACGCGAACTGGTTCTTTGACGGTCTTAATCGGGAGCAAGCTCAGAAGGTGTTTGCGTTCAAGGTTCCGCGTTACGGAGAGATATGGTGGTGTTACCCTAGAGGCTCAGCCACTGAATGCACTCATGCTGTCATTTTCAATGTACGTGAAAATGTGTGGTACGACACTGAGCTTCCAAACTCTGGACGGGCTTCTGGCACGTTCACTAACTTCTTCGCAGCTCCGGTTCTCACGGGCGTAGAGCCTAGCGCGGACGGGTATAAGGTCTGGTTGCACGAGCGCGGCACCGATGAGATTGACGGTCCGACAGTCAATCCGATACCCTCCTACTTCGAAACCGCCGATCTCAGCGCTATCGCAAAAGGACAAGATAGCGAGCTGCGTATCACGCGTATAGAACCTGACTTCGTGCAAAGCGGCGACATGCAAGTGTACGTCACCGGAAGAGCTAACGCACGGTCTCCAGAAGTCAACGGATCCACTTTCACTTTCCCGGAAGATGCAACTCTACCGTACGAGCAGATTGTAATGCTGAAAGAACAGCGTCGTGAATTACGCGCTAGATTCAGCAGCAATACGGTCGGAGGCGATTATCAAATGGGTCAGATCATCGCTTATATCGGTGACGGAGATGGGACGGTGTTGGGATGAAGACTAACCTACCTCTACCCAGCACGCTGACGCTACGTGACTGGGCGGATCAAGCGGTCTTCAATTTAGACAGTTACGGCGCGTTTCCTAAACTGTCAGACGATGAAGCCTGGAAAGAATGGGCAGCGTGCTTTCATCTCAACACGAGCTTGAGTAGTAAGGGTCTACCCGACCCTTATGGGTACGACGACTGGAAATTATGGGCACAACGCTTTTGCGAAGTGCTGACCTGAGGAGTTAAGATGAGTGTTTTAGACTTGCAATCAATGCTCGAGCGCAACAAGCCTGTCAACCTGCCGTACGCGTCTGACGGTTCTATCCAGCTGACGCCGGAAGAAAAAGCTTATTTCTCACGCCAAGTATCTAAGCAGAACTATGCCTCAGGCGGGCAAGTCTTTTCCAACTTGACACCAGAGCAGCTGGAAGCTTGGAAGAAAAATGCGTACTACAACAACGATTACAACATGGAGAGTAATAACGCCCGGTACTTGGCGAATCAAGGTGGCGAAGGCGCAGGCGGTTTGCAAGGCTCTTCAGGATTCACGGGGGATGACCTTGGCGGGGACATGCGTCCGACGTACGACGCGCAGGGTAATTTCACAGGCGTGAAGCATTTCACACCGTGGAATTTTATAAAAGATTTTGCCATACCTGCGGCTGTGACCGTGGGTGGCACAATTCTTGGCGCAGGGGCTTTGAACGGCGCGCTTGCAGGCGGCGCTGCAAGCGGGGCTGTAGGCGCGTTTGCTCCGGAACTAGCTGCCGGGACCGCAGGCTCTAGCGGAGCGCTAGTGGGCGAAGGTCTAGGCGCGTTTGCTCCGGAACTAGCTGCCGGGACCGCAGGCTCTAGCGGAGCGCTAGTGGGCGAAGGTCTAGGCGCGTTTGCCCCCGAAGCGGGAACCACGTCAGCTTGGAGCGGTCTAGGCAATAAAGCCGTTACAGCGCTCACAAATCCCGCCAATTTAATCAAGTATGGACCGGCTGTGTTGGGCGCGGTCAGCGCAGCATCATCCAGTAAGTCTCAGCCAGAGACGGGGGCCGGCGGTTCAAGCGGACCTAAGGACACACGCTCTCTCACCCAATGGGACTGGGACAAAATTCAAGCAGCGGCCAAGGCGGCTAACATGCCGATGAGTCAGTTTTTAGCCACCCAGTGGAACAACCTCACAGACACTGACTATAACAAGTCCGAAGTCAAACTAGCTCGTGGCGGAGCTTTGAATCGGTTCGCCCAAGGAGCGGGTTCCGGTCGCGACGACACTATAGATGCTAAGCTCTCCGACGGAGAGTACGTATTTGACGCTGAGACGACCGCTCTGATAGGTGACGGGTCCGCTCGAGAAGGTGCTAAGCGCTTAGACGCTATGCGTGAAACTATTCGTAAGCATAAAGGAAAAGCACTTGTAAGGGGTAAAATCAGTCCCGATGCTAAGTCGCCCCTGCAATATATCAAGGAGTCTACATAATGGCTAATTTATTCGGCGGCACTCCGCAAGCGGCTAGCTCTTACACGACTAATACTTCCGAGACACCTAAGTGGATGCAGGACGCTATCTACAACCAAGTCAATTGGGCTACCAATGTAGCGCAGACTCCGTACGAGTCGTATCAGGGTCAGATGGTTGCCGGATTGAGTCCTTATCAGCAGGCTGCGTATCAACAGACAGCTGCTAATCAGGGAGCCTGGGCTCCAGCGCTGAACCAAGCACAGGTCGGCACAGGCTCGTTGACCAATACAAATGCGGCTTCTTCAGCGGCCACCCCTTTTCTACAGGCCGGGATCAACACGTCCGGCTTGAGCGCGGCCATGCCGTACGTTAATCAAGCAGATCAAGCAGCTTACAGCACGGTCGGTAATTATATGAATCCGTACACGCAGAACGTGACGGACGTCATCGCCAAGTTAGGTTCTCGCAATCTCAGCGAGAACCTGTTACCTTCCGTGAGCGACGCTTTTGTCAAAGCCGGACAATTTGGCGGTACGCGTATGGGTGAGTTCGGCTCTCGCGCTTTGCGAGACACCCAGGACTCTATTCTGAACCAACAAGCTCAAGCGTTGCAATCTGGCTATGGTCAGGCGTTAGGGGCGGCTCAAACAGACGCGGCGCGTCAAGCGGGTCTAGCCGGTACGGTTGGCGGGTTGGCTAGCTCACAGCAGCAAGCTTTGCTGAGCGCGGGGCAAACCGCAGGTCAGTTGGCGGGCACTGACGTCACTCAGCGACTAGCGGCTCAAAATCAACTGGGAGCACTGACTCAACAGGCGCAGAATATGGCAGGTGTTGATACTTCTAGACTGGAAGCGGCTGGGTCGGCTTACCAGACTCAACAACAACGTGAACTTGATGCGCAGTATCAGCAATACCAGCAGCAGCTCAACTATCCTAAGACTCAGCTGGATTGGCTGTCTACTCAAGTCCGAGGCATGGCTCCTAACGTAGCCACTGCTCAAACAGGTTCATCTACCCAGAACAGCAATACTGGACTGTCACCCTTATCGCAGATAGCTACAGGTCTATCTGCGGGTGCGGGTCTTTCCAAGCTGCTAGGCTACTAAGGAGTTTCAATGGCTGATGATATCTATAGTCTGGCTGAAGCCTACGACGGCGCTAAGGGTCTTAAAGCTCCCGCACAGACCTCCCTAGGGTCCGCATTAGGCGGCAATCTGGAAGAACTATTGTCCATGTTGAAGAGACCTTCGACTCCCAGAGAGCAGTCGGTGTACGAGCCACAATTGGCCGAAGCCCTGGTTCGCAAGCGCGGAGACGAAGAAGCCTTTAATCAGATGATCAAAGCTGCGATGGAGCGCAAAGAAGAGACAGGTCCAGGTAAAGCTGAGATGTATTTCAGACTGGCCGCAGCGTTCGGAAGTCCTACAAAAACGGGCAACTTCTTTGAAAATTTAGGTAAGGCTGGGCAGGCGGCTGGCGATATAGAAAAAGAGCGTAGAGACGCGGCTTACGGCGAGCGTGACAAGCTCTTGCAGCTGGGTATGCTGAAGCATAAGATGGCGTTGGAAGGTTCCAAAGAAGAAGTCGGTACTCTGCGACAATTGACGGCGCAGGAAATGGCTGAACGTCGCGCAGCAGCTACTGCTGACGCTGCAGACAAGCGTGCGTTCGCCCTCAAACAGTATGAAGCTTTTCTGGCGTCCAATAAACCTCAATCAGAAGCTGGTAAATACGCGGCTGATCAAGGCTACAAACCCGGCACGCCGGAGTTTGCTAAGATCGCTGAGAAGTATATGCGAGACAAAATGGAAAATGGAGACTGGTTCAAACAACTCAGCGCTCAAATTCAGATGGGTAATCAAGCTATCGCCCAGCAGGGGTTAGCGCTGCGTCAAGATCAAGCCGAAACGCAAAAGCGTGAAAGAGCTAAACTCACACCACCAGAGCTGAAGATCAAGAATGAGACCGAGACTGCGTTGAATGCACTCAGAGACAGTTACTCGGACATACGTAAAGCGCAGAAACTGAATCCCAACACTTACGACTCATCGTTACCCGACACGCTTGAGTATAAAGTTAAATCGGCTGCAGGATCGACGGATCCTCGCGTAGTAAACACGGGCGAGTTGTCTAATCTATTACGCCAGGGCGCGTTGACCACCGCAGCCACGACTCTGAAGACACAGATTTCTGATGCCGATATCAAGATGTTGCAAGGTCTTCAAGGTCTTGATGCTAAGAGTAAGAAAGAGCGTGAAGCTATTCTCAAGAATGCTGAAGCTCGTATTCTGGAGAACTACAAATTGAAGAAACAGCAGCTGAATCAGATCAATTCAGGTCAGTACCGCATCACGACCCCTGAGTTACCAGATACATTGGAGCAATAAGATGGCCGATCCCTATGTAGGCGCTGCGCGAACCGTCCTGGGCCAAGGTCTCGGTATGGGCTGGGGTGACGAGGCCGAGGCATGGCTCAGGTCTAAGATCGGCCAGCGCCCGCCATATGAACAGAACCTAGCCGCTATCAGGGGTGAGATCGGAGAGTATCATAAAGAGCATCCTGTACTCGCCCCGGCTGGAGAGTTCGCGGGCGGTGTGCTACCCGGACTCGCAGCGCTCATGATCCCTGGCGGACAACCTGCTGGCGCAGCACAACTGGCTAGAGCGGCTGCACCTGCGACGAGCGGGTTGTTGAAATCCGGAGCGCTAGGCGCGTTGGCTGGAGTCGTGGCAGGCGCAGGGTCTGCTGACCGAGACCGAGCCTCGGGGGCCTTGGCAGGTGGAGCGTTAGGTGGAGCGCTTGGCGCTACGGTTCCAGTGGTGATGCGAGGAGCTAGCGCTGGGGCTAAATGGCTTGCCGAGCGACTTAACCCTACTGCGGCAGGGGCTGAAACCAGCGCGGTCAGAAGTCTAAATAGCCAGTTAGCGCGTTCTAACGTGACCCCTGCAGACCTCAGCGCTCGGATGACCGCTGACAAAGCTGCAGGGGTTCCGTCCATGCTTCTCAATGCGACTCCCAGGCTAGAGAAGTCGGCTCGCACAGTGGTCAAGCGTGCCGGAGAAGGTGCGGAAGTCTTGGAAAACGCACTACACGGGCAACGTCTAGGCTCTCGTGAGAGAGTACAACAACAGGTCGTCAAAGGTATGAACCCTGGCGAGTATTATGACGATCTGGCTAAGCTCCAGGACGACATGAAGGCTCTGGCGGGTCCAGCTTACGAGAAAGCTTATCAACATGGTGAAGTTAAAGATCCGGAAGTCCTCAAATACTTAGAGCTCCCTCAGTTCAAGCAGGGTCTGAAAGCTGCTGAAGAGCTGTTAGCGGCAGAAGGTAGAAAACTAGACACGAGTAAGCCGACAGTTGAAGTGCTTGACCAAGTGAAGCGCGGTTTAGACACACTGATAGAAGGGCAGACAGATGCAATGACGGGTCGTACAACCTCGCTAGGTCGCGTCTACACTCAGAAAAAGCGGGAGTTCTTAAACGCGCTGGACAAAGCGGTTCCTGACTATGAACTAGCTAGAGGTATCTACGCTGGCGGCGCAGAGCTTTCTGATGCTATGCGCAAGGGTTTGAATGAGTTCAATCGTATGGATCATGAACAAGTCTTGAACCTTGTGAAAGATATGAACAAGTCTGAGAAAGAAGCGTTCCGCACGGGAGTTGCTCGTAATCTCTATTCCAAGATCATGGACCCGGGTGGTAATATCAACGCTGCGCAGAAGCTGATAGGCTCGCCGGAGATGCAGCAGAAGATGAGACCGCTCTTTGACAATCCTAAAGAGTTTGACTTGTTCAAATATGCGCTTGAGCGTGAGTCTCAGTTATATCACACGGCAGGGCGTATTGTCGGCGGGTCTGACACCGCTGAAAATCAGCAACTGATCAAGCAATTTGACGGTGAAGACGGCGTTGGCCCGTTCCTGGAGCGCGCTGTGACGGGCGGTTTCAGATCATCTCTAGCTAACAGCGCACTCAGAGCTATGGGTAAGACTCAAATGGGTGATATGAAAGCCGGGAAAATGGCTGAAATGCTCATGTCTAGAGACCCTCATGAAGTTGCCGCCGTGGTGAAGTTGCTAGAAGAGCAAGCGGCGGCAGACGCGCCTAAAGCGCTGAGAGCCACGGCCAGAGAGATGGGCGCAGTGACCGGACTCACCACGATGTCGCCAACGGCGCCAAACGCACGCGAAGATGAGATACCTAACGTATCTATAGAAGAAGCGGTCAGCGCACCCGGAAAGCGGCTATATGACATCGAAGACGCACTCAAGTAAGATCACTGTCGGTAAGTGAGTTACCCCGGAAGTGTCTTCAAGAAGTATCTTCCGGGGTCTTTTTCACGACATCTTCAGGATGAATTCTATATTCCCAACGGGAATATACAGGGTGCCGACAGGAGTGTTGAGAACCTTCATCTTTGACGGGTATCCACGCATGTCAGAACTCAGACTATCAAATTCATCTTTTGTCAAATCTACATCACCGATCTCTCGTCCTGACTTTAACCCTATCAAGTATTTCATTTCTTACCTGCATCTATAGACTTCTCAAACAGCACTTTATTGCGCAGCTCAAGCATACCGCGTAAATGCTCAGCTGCGTCAGGCTTGTCTAACTGCTCAGCTTCGGCTATAGCGGCTATGAGTTTCTGTTGAGAGCTGCCCCAGAGTGGTCCGGGACCGAGTAGTTTAGAAATAAGTTTCCAGACCATATCAGTACAACCCTTCTAAATCAGGCTCTTTGTAATCCGGACCCTTGGCGATTTTGCCGTTCTGATGCCGCAGAGGTTGACCGTCAGAATCAAACTTGCTCCAGTTGCTGATATTCACGCGGCGCACCCCCTCACTGATATTCAATCCGACGCAATGAGCCACGCCAACACCTGTCACAATTTGATCAGCTAAGGCGTCTAACAACCCTTTGCGGTCTTTCACACCCGGTCTAGAATGACCGTTCTTCAGCGTATTAGAGAGACGATTCAAGTGATATCTCAGCTCAGAAACACCGCCTTCTTTCTCAAAGTCAAAACAGTCCAACATTTCCACGATTTCTTCCAGGTGGCACCCTAGTTGGATGTGAAAGTCTTTGTCTTCAGGGACAGGTCTAGCACGCTCGTGCCAAAGTTTAACGTGTTCCAACTCCATTATTCAGACTCCTTTTCAAATGTCGGGCAAGGTGCCCAGTGCGTGTAACCAAACTTATTATGCGCGTCCAATACTCCGTATTGAGCCACCCCGCTTTTACGGTCGATGAGCTGTAGTTTACTACCTCTCGGAGAGCCTGGGTTTATCTTGATCCATTTATTGAGCGTATCGACTACAGCGGCTCCGTCTGATGTGAGTTTGATAGTCACGTCTTCACCTCCTGCTTTACCATACGGCGCGAAAATTCGGCCATCAATTCTTGGGAAACGGCCTGCACTCCATAGGCTTCTTGCTCTCGGCCTGGATTGACCTCTCCGTAGTAGTCGCACCATTCTTGCCATGCGTGGACAGCCTCATACACAAGCAAACCTGCTACTTCGATAGGGTTTCTGTTTTCCCATCCATTGAGACACACCACAACGGCAAGCCCTTTCTTTGGGCTGCGCAGATGATGCGCAGTGGCATCTGCTTGTGGCGACTTGATCCACCCATCAATCGGATCAATGCCCATCTGCTTAATGGCGGCATTGAACTCATCCCTTGACAGACATAGGCACAGGTATGGCCCCGGTGCAGCAATGCGCCTGTCTAGCCAGTTTACTTTCATGACTTCTCCTGCTTTGCCATTTCATCGGCTGGCAGCAGTTCCTTAATCAGTTCTCGGATTGCAGCAGCTCCCGCTGATCCAACTTCCCGTGAATCGTGTTGCTCCATGTGCAAATCCATCCCGGTGTTCCATGCGGCTACAGCGCAAGCCTCCCCGAGCTGGCGCATCTGGGCTTCTGTGTAAACAGCATCAATGCGCAAGCATGTGTCTGTGTAGATTTCTTTCCTAGTCTTGTGAAACCGGAGTTTGAACGTGCCTACAACATTGTGTGTCGATAGGAACCCTACTGGCTCAATCTTCATGCTGCCTTCTCCAATAGTTGTTTTCTGGTCGTCACCGCGTCGTAAAGCTCTGGCGTCAAGACATCTCTGCACGCCTTATGCCAGTGGCTGTTATCGCGAAGTGTGTTGATGCGCTTGGTTTCAACGCTCAGCCGGGTAAGCGTTGCCGCCACAGCCGCCGATGACGACCTATGCTGGTTTTCCTCAATTATTTGAGCGCGATAGGCATGTAGTTGCTCAAGGGCTTCGTAGTGCGGCATGGATAAAACTACTGTCCACCAATCTTTAGACCCTGGAATTGATGCGTTCATTCGTCATCCCCAAAAATCCTCATGCATCGTTTGCACAGAATAAGTCCGCGCATTGCTGGCCTGATTCCGCAGTGCTCACACTTCATGCTGCCTCCCTGGCAAGTTGAACCATACGGAATGCAGACCCCTCAACCAATGCTTCAACGCGCTTTACTTCTGCCTTCATGATCTTTTCGGCGGCTGCTTCGACAAGCTCCTTTATCGTGTCCGCAAGTGCTTTAAGCCCTTCAGCATCATCGACGTGGTAACTGCCACAGGCAAGACCGTTAAACCAAAATCTCGGGCCTCGACAGGCGCAATCCCCCGAAGCTCGAACAGTTTTCCCGTAAGCCGCTTGTAAGCGATCGGCAGCAGCTAGTTCAATTCCCGGACCACTGCATATCCAGTAGTACCACGCCCGTTTGAACGTCCAGCCGTGTAGAGTGCCAATGACTGAGGTCTTCACTTCCCCGGAACTCCGGCGAAGAAAATCGGCCATATATTCAGGGCTTTTCCCGTCAGCTTCTTGTAGAGTTTGAATGCCTGCTGCGGCTAGCTCAGCTCTCAAGATGTCGTCTGTATCGGCATGGTCGCCTGCTTTGTTTGGGAAGTTCATTTGTCGGCACCTCCCCGGCAGTGGGCTTCGATGGCTGCAACTGCAATTTCACGAACCCTGTCCTGGTCTTCGGAGACAAGGAAGAAGTCATCTTCTGACATCGTACCAATTCGCCATGCTGACCATACACGTCCGCAGTCACACGCATCTCCAAGAGCCGCCGCAACAGCTTCGCAAGCTCTTTCAATACCTGCTTCACTCAGCGCTGGCTGTGTGGGTGGTGCTGCGTAAAGTGGTCGGACTTCATACACCGGTTTCCCACTGAACCGGTAACCACGCAGTTCGTCTATGCGGTTGGCGATGGTGTCGGTGTACACATTTCGCACTTCAACAAGTTTCCATTCAAGCTCTGACTCGGGTTGATCTGGGTTATCACCAGGGTTCAACCAGCGGTACTGATACATGACTGGCTCTTGTGCTTGCTGCGCCTCAAGTCTCGCAATCTCCTGCTTAGCACTCTCGTACATCCCATGAAGCCATTCAACGCGCTCTTTATAAGAGCCTGCCTGCCAGTCTTTGCTGCCTGGATAGAGGCTGTCTGGGAGTGGGTATAGGTCTTGTGCTGGCTGGTCTTGCTGCGCTTCACTGCGATCAAACTTGCAAATGATGTCTGCGCCTTCCTCTGGATATTCGGATAGGCTCGCATAAAGACCGTGTCCTGCGTGCCCGTAGCCGACAGTCAGTGCTATCGGAGAAAAGCTCCCGTCTTCATCATCTGGCTGTGACAAGCCATGCAGAAAGCGCAAATCAGCGTCTTCTAGAATCATCGTTCTAGGCACTACTGCTAAAGGCTCTTGTGCTGGCTGCTCTTGCTTCACAGGCTCGCCCAAATACGTTGGCCCATTCACTTCGGCAATGAATTTACGATTCAATTCCTCAGCCTCTAGCGCTCGTTTTTTCCAGATTGCGGTATCCTCCCGTGCGCCGACATAGGCATCAACAGAAGCTGGCTGCTCTTGCTGCGTCTTCTCTGAAGGGTCAACCGGAATAACTGTACCGGCTGGTTGCTCTTCAAAACGGGCTTGGCACTGCTGTAATGGTTTAGTCATAATGCTTCATTTCGTTGATGTGCCGCTTGACAAGTTGGTCGATGAACTGGCGCAAGATGTCCACAGCCTCAAGCGCCATGACCTCATACGCTTCGCCCCAGGCAAACGGGTCGTTTTCTAGGTTTAGCGGGTTGCCGGGGTGGGTGCAACTGCTACACGGTGGCGATATGTGGCATGAGCAATTGCCATCGCCATTGCCGTAGCTGCTATAGAAGTCGTCAGCTTCAGCCTGTGCCCACGGCATTAGTTCTTTGGTCATCGCTTCGTCCCTTCGGTAAAGTGCCACACCACGATCTTCAGCAGGGCATTGACGCCCATGATGATTACGATTAGTTTTGCTGCACCTTCAGCAACAGCATCAATGAGTTCTGGTGTCATGGCTTTGGCTCCCAGTTTGTATATCCGTGGCAAGAAAAACAAGGCTCTTGGTGCATTCGCTTGTACCTGTTGATGCAGGTGTCGCAATCCTTGTCTACCGCTCCCGCCGTCTTTTGAGACACAACGGGGTTTGTGTTGGCAGATTGAGAGGTAAAACTCTTGTGCATCTTTGCATCCAAATCGCCAATGATCTGCGCCACGTCTTTAGGCTGTTCCAGCTTCTTCTCCTGTGCAATGGCTTGCTCAAGTTCAAGGAAGGCGTCAAGCGAATCTTTCGGCCAGTCTTCAATATCATGGCGGTCTGACCTGATTTTCTGAATCAGTTTTTGTGCTTTGGATAGCAATGTGGTCATACATGCTCCTTAGTGAGTCCGCGCCAAGTCTTGTATTGCTCTGTTGAATGGGTAAGTCGCATTTCAGAAGCAAAATTGATCCACCGCTCTTCATAGCTCCAAAATTGGCCATTCCAATATGCGTATGTCGTGCGAGGACGTTTGATTTCATAAACACCTTTGCGCACAGGCCTGATATGCGCAGGGAACCACGCTGTCTTTTTCATGGTGTTTCCTTTGCTGCTGCGATGGCTGCGTTATGTGCGTCTGCATCTTCCTCGCTAGACCACTCATAAGGCTCTTCTGAGATATTGGATAGCGCCCAGTTGAGCGAGTTACGCAGCGCCTTAATCTTGGCCTCCTGGCGAGTGGTGGCGGCTTGGTATGACTCCCATGCTTTGCGTGTCTCGTAAAAGGCGTAGCTTCCAAGTGCCTCGTACCTTGTCGTTGATAGCTGCACGGAGATAGCCCACGCTTCAAAATCTTCTCTGACGCTCATGATTTGCCTTTCATTGCGTCGATTGCTGCGCGAAGTTGCTCCACTGTCCTTGCATCAACAATCGCATCGTCATATTCAGTACGATCACTCACAAGATATTCGGCGAGTGTCGTAAAACGCTCCGCATCAGCCTTGAGCGCGTCACGCTCTTTGGTCACTTGCTCACTGAGAGCAATAAGAGCATCACGCTCAAGGCGCAGGTGCTCAATCTGCTCCGCTTGCTGGCGAAGCATTGCGGCACCATCAATAGCCCAGCGGTTAAAGGTAGTAATCCCAAACTTGCGCATTTCTGATGCCAATTCAGTTGCTGTTTTCATTTCAGTTAGCGGTTGAGTTGTTAGATTGAAGAGCCGCTCTCCGTGCGACTTCTCGGTCATACGCAGGTCTGATAGCAGTCACTGGACAACCAACGGAACGTGCAATTTGAGACTGGTTAAGTTTCTTTGCTCGCATGTGGATATATATCGCATTGAGCTGATCTTGCGAAAGGGCCTTCCACTGCGGATTCTCCACAGGTAGGCGAGACTTGGCCTGCGGGCGAGGACAGTCTTCTGGAATCTCCGCTAACGCGTACACTGGAATAGGTTGACCTCTTTCGTCATATTCCCATCGGTCGATGTAAACGTCCGGCATGTTGGTCAATGTGGTAGACACATTAGACCTATTCTGCTTCTCCACGTGCAGCATCTCAGCCACTTCAGAAGACTTCAACCCCCAAGGATATTGCCGCAGCAGCTCACGGATGCGACCCATACGACACATTCTCTTCTGCGTTTTCATTTCAGTCCTCGCCGTAGCCGTCGCCGTAGCCGTCGCCGTAGCCGTAGCCGGAGCCGGAGCCGTAGCCGTCGCCGTAGCCGTCGCCGTAGCCGGAGCCGGAGCCGTCGCCGTAGCCGGAGCCGGAGCCGGAGCCGTTAGTGAATGTTTTACTTGAAGCCATCAATAGACTCCCGAGCTTTTACGCTGCATGGGATCAACTCGCAAACACCAGTGAGCGCAATCTCTGGGTTTAGCGTGTCAACCTTTCCTTCTGACTTCAGGCCGTTCTGTGCAACACCAGACAACGCCACTCCGTCTTTCGCTTTCCATGACCACAACCGGCGCGAGTCTTTTAGGATGACGTTTTCACCGTCAGCGCTTACGACCTCACCCGCATGTACGCCAGCCGAATAACAACGTGCGATGACGTACTTTCCGACAAACGGATGGACAGGGTTTGTCGCAGGTTGTGGCGCTGCACGGTTAAAAAGCATAGCCAGTTCTTTTGCTTGGCCGATAGTCAGATCATCTAAGTTCATTTCATTTCTCCAGTGGTTAAATTTGTGTTAATCAATGCTCGGACTTTCTCTGCTAAGAATCCAGCGTTCGGTATGGCTTGCCTATCACACACCTTCGCCGCCTCTTCCAGCGCCTGCACCCGCGCTGCTGCGATTGCGGTTTCAACGTCAGTTCGGAAGAACACTTGACGGCCAGCACAGTGCCGCAGTCACAATCACCAGCCAGATCACGCGGATGCTCATAGCGTCTTCACCTGGTGCATATGCCCATTGGCACGCATGTCCATCACCGTCAGCAGCGCATCGGTCACCAGCGCCTGCCCCAGTAGCGCGATCTGCTGCTCATGGGCATCGATGGCAACCAGCATGGCCCTGCGTCCTTCGCCGTCAAAGTTCCACGCCTTTCCGGTCAGTGCGCGGCCATCTGCGCGAAGCAGGGCATCCTGCG